TTACGGCGTTGGCGTAAAATCAAACACCACTACATTAGCCAAATACGGGGCGGCAAAGGCCTTAAACGCATCATGTGCGGGGTCATACTGTCCAGCTTCATGCACAATGGGGCGGCCTACATAGTAGTTGCGGTCTCCGGCAGAGGCAAAACGCACCACATACCCATAATCCAGCCCAAGGTCAGCGCCCTCGCCACTCTTTTGCGGGCCAGCTTCAAGGCTCTTAATAACCAGCGTGCCATCTGCACGGCGGGCTTGCTGCGCCAGCGCCATAAAGCGCTTGGTCACCTCCTGCCGCTGGGCCGGGGTTGCCGTGGGCTTAAATTGAAACAGCACAATATGCTCCACCACACCCGGCTTATAGTCCGGTGCGGTAAAACGGGCCGCGCCCACTTGTAGCGCTTCTTGGCGTACAGCCTGCGCACTTTTGCTCAGTACCACCGTAGCGGCAGGGCGGGCAGCCCCATGTGCAGGGGTGGCTGGGGCTGCATAAGCCAAAGGCATAGCACCCCCCATACCCGCCATAACCGCAACTAACCCCATTACCCAAACACGCCCTTTAGCGGGCGCTGCCCTGTGGCCAGTACGGTGCTGCGGGGCGGGGTTTGGGGCGTGTGCTGTCGCGGGCATGTTTGCGCTTTCCTTATTGCGGTGGGGCAAAGCGGCACCATAGCGCCCAGCACGCACGTTGTCCTGCCTGCCTTCTCTCCCTTTTTCTTTTAAAGGCTCACTCACGCCCATGCCGTCTTTGCCGCCACATATTGCGCCAGCACCTGCTGCCGCACCTTCATTGCCGCCCTCCCGTAGCCTATGGCAAAGCGTTAAAGCATGGTGCACACCCCCGTACAGGCAACCCATTGCACCACCCACCAGGTGCGAGCCTGCTTTACCCCCCGCACACGCCCCTCGCAGCCCGGCTCCTTTCCCCAATGGGGTTACAGAGAGCTTGCGCCATACCGCCAGCACACACGCCTTTAAGCCCTATCAGGCACCAAGTGGTGTGCGCGGCACAGACAGCCCCGCTCTGGCGCAAGATAGTGCGCCCCAACCCCACACAAGTTTTGCCCAAGCCGTGGCAGAGGGCATGGTGTTTCCAGGCTACCCTCATCTGGCCGAGCTGGCACAGCGGGCCGAATACCGCCACATGGTCGAAGTGATCGCCACCGAAGCCACGCGAGAATGGATCACCTTCCGTGCTCGCGGCACAGCCTGCAAACAGGCGCGCATAGCAGCCTTAGAGGCCGAATTTACCCGCCTAAACGTGCGGGACACCCTGCGCCGCATGGCCGAGTATGATGGCTATTACGGCATGGGCCTGCTCTATATTGATACCGGGCAAAATGCCGCAACCGGCGGGCAAGACACGCCGCTTTTGCTGCGCCCCCAAACATTTGCCAAAGGCAGCCTGCACGCTCTAACGCCCATAGAACCAGTCTGGACAACCCCAGACACCTACGGCACGACCAACCCTCTCAGCCCAGACTTTTACACCCCCACACAGTGGTGGGTGCAGGGCAGGCGTATTCACCACACCCGGCTACTGCGTTTTGTGTCCCGCACTGTGCCAGATCTTTTAAAACCCGCTTATAATTTTGGCGGTTTGTCTTTGTGCCAAATGGCCCAACCTTATGTTGAAAACTGGCTACGTACCCGCCAATCCGTCTCAGACCTGCTCAATGCGTTTTCCATTGTTGCGCTCTCAACCGATATGTCAGCCTACGCCCAAGACCCGGAGGGGCTTTTGGGCCGCATAGAAGCCTTTAACCGCTTCCGCTCCAATCGGGGCACATTCGTGCTGGATAAAGAGCGCGAAAAACTCGAACTCCTTTCCGCCCCGCTCGCAGGGCTAGACCGCCTTCAGGCGCAAGCGCAGGAGCATTTATGCAGTGTAGCACAAGAGCCTTTGGTAAAATTTGCAGGTCTCACCCCAAGCGGTCTTAATGCCTCAGCCCAAGGTGAAATTCGCGTTTTTTACGACCGTATCAACGCCTTTCAAGAAAGCGTTTTTCGCACTCCGCTTACCACCATTTTGCACATGGCCATGCTTAACCTGTGGGGCGAAATAGACCCAGACATCACCTTCACGTTCCGGTCTTTGTGGCAGCTTGATGAAGCCACTCAAGCCGCAGTCGAAAAAACCCGCACCGAAATAGATGCCCAAAACATACGCTCAGGCGTACTTACCCCCCAAGAAGCCCGCACCCGCACCGCCCACGAAACCACCGGCCAATATAGCGGCATTGCGCCATAAAGGTGGGTTTCAAAACTCACCAAGCCCGGCGTTGCGTACTACTTGGCACCTGCAAGTAGTGTAGTTGTTGCCCCCCAAAAGCACCATGGTGGTAACACTCCTGCCTACGCGGCAAACAACAAGCGCAAATTATAAATATATCTGTTGTGGCAATCATAAATAAAAAACATCTTCTAAAAAACAGCGCTAAAATCAGGCTATCGCACCATAAAGCCCCGCTACTATTCTACTATTTTCCCTAAACACTCTTTCACCATGCCCTATCGCAAAAACTGCCAAGAGCCTCAGCCTGTCAGCGCCTTCTCCTTCTCGCTCTGGCAGAGCACGCCACTACAGCCTTTAGGCGCAGCACACACAGCCCGCTTTTCTGCCGCTCTGGCTGTTTTGCAGCAAGTTTCACACTATGTTTTCACGCGCCGCTCACCTTACTTCAGGAAAAATTCCTTTGCTGCACAGCACTCTTTCCTACAAAGCGGCCGCCCCCGGCCCGCCCAATTTTGCCGCACCAGCCATGCCGCCCCATACTACCGCCACCCCAATAACCCCATACTCCGGCGGGGCAGGGGCCATAGCCTTGGCGTTAGATGGCTCCGTACGCCGGATTGATGCAGATGGCCATTTACACATTGCCACCTGTATTCTCTCCGCCGCCACAGTATGCCCCTATTATGGGCACGAAATACCCAACGCACAGGCACTCGGGCTTGTACCAGATAAACTCTACCAAGTGTACCGCCCCCCGCAGGCATTGGCCGCAGCGGCAGCTAGTCTGGCTGGCAAGCCCATACTTATGCGCCACCAGCCGGTTTCTGCCCAAGACCACCCCAGCACCCTTACCGTGGGCGCAGTGGGCAGCAGCGTGCAGTTTACGCCACCAAACTTGGTCGGTAGCCTCACAATTTGGGAGAATGCGGCCATAGCCGCCATTACCAGCGGTCGGCAAAAAGCAGTTTCTGCCGGGTATCGGTACAAAGCAGTGCCCCAAAGTGGCACCCATAACGGCGTGGCCTACACATTGGTTATGGCCAATATTGTGTTTAACCACTTAGCCCTTGTGGCCCACCCCCGCGTACCCACCGCCATTATTGGTGATGCCGCGCCAGAAACGCACACTCCCCCCCAAGCCAACGCACTCGCCAACGCACAAACGCACGACCACAGCCACGCTCACGCTCACGCTCACGCTCAACCCCAACCCCAACAACCAGCCCCAGCGCCGCAGCGCCCATACACAAAGCTCCCTCCCACCACTGGGCTAAACCGGCGGCCCCTCAAACAAACGCCGCCACACACCCAGCCAGACACACCACCCAGCACACCACCCAGCACGCCGCGCACCACACCCCTAACGGGGCCAGAAACCGGCCCTGCCACATCTGCTACCACCACGCCCCCCAACACCCCACGCCACACCCAACCAGTCCCCCCACTGGCCCCGCCGGGTATGGCGCTGGCTCCCTTTTCCATTTTGCCGGAGTTCACACCCCCGCTTATGAATACCCCCACCCTTTCCAGCACAGCTTATGCAGCACACCCAACCCAGCATGGTTTGCAAAACACCGCAAATGCTCATGAATGTTCTACAAATTCGGAGCACGAGCCCCCTGTTGCGCCAACCGCACCCCACACAGCACCCCCCGCTACGCTGCACAACACCGCACAGCCTTCTGCACACACATCGTCACAGGCTGGTGCCACGGCTTTGCCCTCTCACAACTCCTTGCCCGTAACCGCTATGGATACCGCCTTAACGCACGCCATTGCCCAGGCAGAAGCCGGGGCCATTCGCCGCCTAGAAGCCCTACACACAGCCCGCGCCGCCGTGCGCCCTTTTGTGGGTGATGTCGCAATGGATAGCGCCGCCGCCGTGTACGGTTTTGCCTTGCAGGAAAACGGGGTCAATACCCAAAACCTGCCAGACAGCGCACTCCAACCTTTGTTCGAGCAGTTTGCCCGCCTTAGCACACAAGCGCAGGCTTACACACAAGGTATGGCCAACGCAGCTTTGGGTATGGATAGCGCCAAAACCGCCTCCTTCCGTGAAGAATTCGGCCTTACCCGTATTACGGTGAAAGCATAAATCATGCCGTTCCAAACACAGGTTTTAACACAACCAGCCCCTGCTGTAGCAGGAGACTTCGCAACACATAACCCCGTAGCCACCTTTCCGGCGGCAGAGGGCGCACTGGTGGCCGCAAGTGGCGGGTGCACCGTGGGGGCATTTGGCTGGGTTCAACCCGATGGCACAACCGTTGCCAATACGCCCCCCACCAGCACCGCTACCGCGCCAGATGGTTTTGTGCACCGTAACCTTACTGGCCAAATCAGCAGTTTTGGCACAGAGGGTAGCCTCGTTATTCCACAAGGCTTTCCGGTAACCTTGTTCAGTGCAGGAGACTTCTGGGCAACAACCAGCACAGCCGCCACACCGGGGCAGGCTGTCTTTGCGTCCCTCACCACAGGTGCCATTTCTACCGCTGCCGCCGGGGCAAGTGTTGCTGGCGCCGTGCAAACCCGCTTTGTCGTGGCGTCCAGCGCCGCACCGGGCGACCTTGTTAAACTCTCTACCTGGAACAGCGCACAATGAGCCGCCACACCGCAGAATTAGCCGAACTCAACCGCCTGGGTTTTATCATGCCCCACGCCCAAGGCATGATTGCCAATGCCCTGCTGGCCTCAGACCGTATGGCGCAAGATGCCCAGCCAGCCCTTTCAACCAGCGCTAATGCCGGTATTCCCGCCTTCATGAGCGCTTGGGTAGACCCAGCCCTTGTTAAGGTGGCCTTTGCCCCCATGCGCGCAGCAGAACTGCTGGGCGAGGTGCGTAAAGGAGATTGGGTCACCCGCACAGCCCTGTTCCCTATGCTAGAAACCACAGGGCAGGTCTCAAGTTATGGAGACTGGAACACAAACGGCACTGTCGGCCTTAACCCCGCCTACCCAGAGCGTCAGTCTTACCATTATCAGGTTTTTCTGTCTTGGGGCGAGATGGAGCTGGCGTTAGCAGGCCAAGCCCGCTTGCAGTGGGTTGCCAACCTGCGCGAGGCCGCAGCCCTCAAACTCAATAAATTCCAGAACCAGACGTATTTTTTTGGCGTCACTGGCCTGCGTTTGTACGGCTACCTCAACGACCCCCGCCTACCAGCCGCCATTACCCCCGCCGTTAAAGCCGCCGGTGGCACCGGGTGGGACAAAGCCACCCCAGAAGAACGGCAAGATGATGTCATTACCCTCATCAACCAGCTTCGTAGCCAAACAGCAGGTTTGGTCGATACCGAAACCCCTATGGTGCTGGGCCTTTCCCCCACGCGCATGGGCCTGCTTACCCGGCGCAACAGCTACGGTAACTCGGCGGCCTCTTTGTTAAAAGACACATACCCTAACCTACGCTTTGTGCAGGCAGTAGAATACGGAGATAGTGCGGCAACACCCCTGCAAACCATGCAAATTATGGCAGAGCAGGTCGATGGCCAAAAAACAGCAGAAACCGCCTTTACCGAAAAACTCCGTGCCCACAGCGTGGTAACCGAAGCCTCAGCTTGGAAACAAAAACTCTCCCAAGGCACATGGGGCGCGGTTATTTACATGCCAGCAGGCATTGCTACCATGAGCGGCCTTTAACAAACCCGCTTAGTGTTAAAAGCTAAAAAAGCAGAGGGCCGTTTTCTCCCCTCTGTTTTGGCTGCATTCTGGGGTTACGCATAACGCCTTTAATGGCTGTTTGCACCTTACGCCCTTACAGAGTGCGGCGTGTAAAACAGGGTAGGGCGGCCACCGCACGGTGTTTGCGGCGTGCAGCTCATACACTGCCGCACCCTAACGGCACGGTTGGGGTGCTGCACGCACACGCTACACCGCTCAAATTCCAAAACCATATTAAAAAAACAGGAGCCTTCTATGGCCTCTTCCGCTACTGTTACCATTGGCTGCAAACTCCCAATCGGCCTTACTTTACGTGTCGGCACTGCCACACACACCCTTGCCGGTGCTAACGCCGGAACCCTTATTGGCGGCTACGGCCTTACCCAAGTGCCAGAAGACTTCTGGGCCGCGTGGTCAAGCAATTATGCCGAGTATCCGCCCCTTAAACTTGGTTTGGTTTTTGCACAACCAACAGCCCAAAAAGCCGCCGCCCAAGCACAAGAGCAAGCCAACCTGCGCACAGGGCAAGAGGCCATAAACCCGCAAAACCCATCGCCGGGTATTACCCCAGTCTAACGTGCGGCCTCACCCGCTACCGCACCTGCAAAGCTGTATAAAAAATACCTCATAACCGGAAAAAAAACCGCCTTATGCCTGCAAGCTCTTTTTCACTCACACTCTGGCAACAGCGTTACCCAAGCCTTTTTGCCAGTCTGGGCGCACAGGGCATACAGGCCAGCGCAGCCCTTGCTACACAGTTTTTACCCCCCAGCGCCCTACGCAACCCCACCCGTTCTGCAGAGCTATTGGGCCTAGCCACAGCCCATCTTGCCCAACTCGGCCTTGGCTCATGCACACAAAACGCCCAAAGCCAAAACAACAGCGCAGCACAAAACAGCAGCACAAGCCAAACTGCTACACAGGTCGCAACGAGAGATACGCAAAGCTCTAGCAATAACAATCAACAGTCTAGTGCGGCATCACAAAATACATCCAGCACAGCCCAGCAAGCGGCCTCGGCCAGCAGCACAACACCTGATAGCACGCCAATAAGCACCACAAGTGCAGACAATACGGCCACACCACCCCCCGCTACCCAAGCGCAAGGCACTGCCACAACCACCCCATTTCAACAACCCGTTCTGGTTGGCCGCATTACCACAGCGCGTATGGGTAGCCTAAGCGTGCAGGCCGATGCAGGGCCTGTTGCAGGCTCTCAGGCGTGGTGGCTGCAAACCCCCTATGGGGCCGCTTTTTGGGCCGCAACCACCAGCTTGCGCACTGCCTTATACGTACCGGGGTAACACGCATGGTAAAACTTCTAACTACGCTGTATCAGGCTAAAAATTTTCTCAATACACTCAGTAAAGGGCAGGGCATAAGCGTGCGTACAAGCGCGCCCCATATACCGTGCGTTAAAGCTGGTTTTTTGCCCGGCGCAACCTACCCAAACGGCACCCCTGTTGCGGCTATTGCTGCCGTGCAAGAGTTCGGGGCTGTTAGCCACCATAAAACAGGGCACGGGTCTGCCGTGCAGGTTACGCCACCCCGGCCTTTTTTACGCCCAGCCATGCAGCAGGATGCGCCACACTGGGCCAAAGTTTTTCAGCAGGCTTTTGTGCAAAATTATAGCGTCTTGCCCTTACCGCAAGCCCAAAATGCTGCATTACAGGCAACGGGGGCGGCCATGCAGGCCAGTATTGTGCGTGCCATTCAAGCGGTGCAAACACCCCCTAACGCGCCCTCTACGCTCCGGCATAAAAAAACGCAAAAACCATTGGTAGAGAGTGGCCGTCTTTTAAAAAGTGTTTCTTACACGGTCAGTCATGAGCTTTAATGTATTTGCCCTTGCCGCAGCCGCCACCGCAGCCCTTGTGCCCCCAACGCAGGCTGTGCTGCGCACCCAAACAGGGGGCACCACATTGCCAGATGGCACCGTGCAGCCAAGTTACACCGCATTGCCCGTTACTATTATGGTGCAGCCCGCCACTAGCGCAGACCTTATGCACCAAGCTGGGCTTAACCAAAGCAGCCCCACCCGCACGGTCTATATACAAGGCCCTGTGCACGGGTTAGAGCGCGCCCACCAGTATGGGGGCGATATTCTGTTTTTTGATGGCACAGACTGGCTTATTACCAGCATGCCTGAACAATGGGGAGAAACCCAGTGGTCCAGACTTCTGGTAACGCAGCAGGGTGCCTCAGCCAGCCCGTAACAGCAACCTGCCTGGCAGCACTGCGGGCTTTTGTGCAATTACTCTTGCCCCAAGGCACACAGATTATACGGGCACAACAAAACCACGTTGCAGCCCCTCTGGGGTTATTTGCCCTGCTTACCCCCCTTAACCGCCAGCCTTTGGCTACCGCCAAACAAAACGGCACAGCAAACACGCATATCGTTACTGTAGCAGAAGATTACAGCATACAACTCAGCCTTTTCGGCCCCGGTGCGGCAGAGGCCGCGCACTGTATTGCAACATTATTTAAAACAGACTGGGCCTGCCAGTTTTTTAACAACTGGGTGGCGCAAAATACCTCCGTGCCAGAAAGCAGCTTAACCAGCCAGCACGCCTCTGAAACCACCCTTCAAACAGCTACCCCACCAGCCACTCCTCTTCAGGCAACAGGCGCCCAGCCTACCTTAACGCCTGCACATATAAGCCCTCTTTACGCCACGGCAGCACAGCAAACACCCTTTATAACAGGTGAAAACCAGTTTGAAGACCACTGGTTTACTGAACTGCACTGCCAACTTAACACCAGCTTTACCCTGCCACAGACAACGGCCCCCGCAGCACACCTTACGCTGGCCTCTCTCCCCCTTACTTTGCAGGACACCCCCGCATGACCCTTCCCATCGCTTCTCTCGTTTCTGTCACGCCGGGGGTTATTAGCCCCGGTGGTACGGTAAGCGTGCTTTCTGGCTTGCTATTTTCAACAAACACAGCCCTACAACAGGGTATTTCTGTTTTTATGAACGCGGCAGATGTCGCGAGCCTGTGCGGTGCTACAAGCCCAGAGGCCAGCATTGCCAGTATCTATTTTTCAGCCTACACCAACGCCCAAGACCTGCCAGAAAAACTCTATATTTTTCAACTCCCCCCCACCCCGGTAGAGGCAGACTATGGTACTTATCTTGCCACTGCCGCCGCACAAAAAACAGACTGGGCGCCGTTCTTGTTTGCTCAAGAGCCAACCGCTACGGCCAAAACCCAAATTGCCACATGGCTTGCCGCTAACCCCAACCGCTACTGGGGCATTATACCCGATGCAGACCCCGCCATTCTTACCAGTAATGCCAGCACCTGCTTTGGTGCTACAGTAAAAGCGCAAAATATTCCGGGCATAACCTGCCTTAATAATACAGACGGCACAGGCCTTTTAGCCGCAGCACTCTGCCTTGGGTGGGCCGCAAGCCTTAACCCGCAGCGTAGTTTGGGGCGCACAACGCTTATGTTCCGTAATAATGGCGGCGTTAGCCCGGCACAGCTCAGCGCCACCCAAGCCGAAAACTTGCTCAATAATGGGTATAGTTTTTATGGTAGCTATAAAACAACAGACACAACATTCAGCTTTCTCAACAATGGTGCCGTAAGTGGCCCCTTTGCCTGGGCCGATAGTTATATTAACCAAATTTGGATGAACGCCAGCTTTCAAGCAGATCTGCTCAAGCTGTTTACCAATGCCGGGCAAATTCCCTACACTACGCAGGGTGATACGCAAATTGCCACATCTGTGCAAAATACCATTGATACAGCCCTCTCTTTTGGAGCCATTCAGCCCAATGTCAGCCTGTCTGCCTCTCAAGCGCAGGCGGTTAATGCACAGGCTGGCCGCACAATAGACAGCGTGCTGTCTACACGTGGGTGGTATTTGTTACCCGGTGCATCGACAGCGTCTGCCGCCACCCGTGCCAGCCGCGGGGCGGTGCAGGGGCGGTTTTTCTATACCGATGGTGAGTCCGTGCAGGCCATCACCCTTGCGTCTATTGAGGTGCAATAACAATGTCTGAGTACGATATTACAGCCGCCAACTCGGTTTTTACACTCACCGTACCGGGCCTTTATAACGCCCCCATAACCTTGCAAAACTACGCAGCAGACCGCGCGTTTGAAACAGAAAGCCGCGAACTGGCCGAAACCGCCATGAGCATAGATGGCTACCTTAACGCAGGCTGGGTGCCCAACCCGGTTACGCAAACCATCAGCCTTGCCGCCAACAGTGAAAGCGCATTGGTGTTTGAAGCCATTGTTATGGCCCAAGATGCCCGGCGCGGCCTGTACCGCATGGGGGCAGAAATTCAACTTCCTGCCATTGGCCGTAAATACACTATGGTACGCGGGCTTTTGCGGTCTTTGGTAAGCATACCCGGCGCTGGCCGCGTGCTAGAAGCCCGCCGGTTTGAAATCGTGTGGGAGCGGGTGCTACCCGCCGCCCTGTAAGGCATAGCATGAAAACGCTTGATTACACCTGCACACACCCCGGCGCAGACCACGGAAAATGCTTTAAACTGACACGTATGGACGCTTTTAGCGCAGACCAATGGGCACGCCATTGCCTGCAAGCGGCCGTGCGCGGCGGGGCGCAAGTGGGGGCAGACCTTGCCCAAGCGGGCCTTGCCGGTCTGGCCGCCTTGGGCATAGAAATTTTTGGCTTTATGGAAGAAACCGCACTCGACAAAGCCCTAGACCGCCTTATGCACTGCGTTAGCTTACGCCCAGACCCCACAAACCCCGCCCTAACACGCCCCGTTATTGCCGCAGACTTTGAAGAGCCCGAAACACTAGGCCTTGTGAGGGCAGAGGTATTTCGCCTGCATGTGGGTTTTTTACTGGCCGCCGCACACCAGCTTTTCCCCGTTGTGGCGGCCTTACTGGGCGAGCCACCGCCCCAGCCACCCAATGCGTAAATCTCTCTCCCGCTTTAGCTGCGGTTATAGGGGCAGGGCTTGCTACCCTACACGATCTTAAAACCCATTACGATAGCGAAGACCTTTACCTTCTTCTCGAAGTCGCATCGGTGCAAAGTTACAACCGCCTTCAGGCAACCTGTGGCCAGCAAAGCCCCGCCACCCCCTATTTGGGAGCCCCCACCCCATGAGCAGCACCGTGCTAGATGAGCTGGTTATTCGCCTAGGGCTAGACACCGGCCCCATGCAGGCCACTGCCCAAAAAGCATTAGGCACACTAGACCAACTTGAACAAAAAAATACGGCATTAAGCAAAAGCCTTATTCAAACAGGTAAAACAGCAACGGCCTCTCTCAGCACCATGCGGCGCGAGGCATTGGGCCTGCTCGGTTTGGTCAGTGGGGGGCGGGGGCTTGGGGCTGTGTTGCAAACACTTGCACCCAATGCCAAGCAACCGCTTAAAAAGACTCTAGCCCCTAAAACCTTTGCACAAGGGCTTAAAAAACAGCCCCTCCCACAACGGCAAAGCACACGTGCAAAAAGGCTTCCTGCATTTTATACGCAAAATTTTGCACAATCGCTTACACGCTCTACGGCTCTAGCGCCTGTTTTTGTAAAACAAGACCCGTACCACACGGCTAAGCCTGCACAACAGCACATAATGCCACGCTTGTACTCTGGGCCTGTTTTAGCTAAAAAAATACAAACTGGCGGAGGGAGTGTTAAAGAAAGTTCCTTTTCTAAAAACCTATTCTTTCCAAAAAATACACCCGCTTTACGCTTTACCCCTAAACAGGCCGGGCATTTTAGCCCTCACCACTTTGCCGGGCGGGGTAGCCAGTTTGCGGCTCTGCCTTCACCCACTATAGTGGTGCCGGGGGGGCAGCGTTCTTCCACACCAACACCCGCGCGTTTAAAGGTGGGTAGGGCAGTGCCACGCTCATTGCATCAAAACAGTCTATCCGGGCATTTCCCTTTTGCTGGGGCTAAACAAAGCAATGTACAAACACCATTAGCGGGTTATACCTTGCGGTACAGCCAAAAGGGGCAACACGCCCTGCGCACCCGCACTCTTGGCCATGTGGGGCGGGTTGCGCCGCGCGCCGTGGGGCAAGCATCTGGTTTTGCAATGGCTTCGGGTTTGCCAACACAGGCACATAGGGGTGGCCTGCATAAGCAGGGTGTCGTGTTACCGCCGCCAGTGCCAATGCCAGTACCTGCGGCTCAGCTTCTTACTTTTGCCACGCTGCCAACGCCACAACATGCAGCAACACCATCATCGGTGGCTGCGCAAACTACTTATATTGGGCCGGTTACTATTTCTGTGCCATCAGGCAACCCACAAGCCATAGCAGAGGCTTTGCGGGCTATGGGGGCCCATACCAACCACACACTGGCCAGTTTAGCGACACGCGGTGCGGTTTAAACTCCACTCTGCCACGCTATGGCATCGCACCGCATATATGCTCATTTTGTAAAAGGAGAGAAGCCCCATGCCCATGTTACCCGTTAGCTTGCCCTCGGTCTGGTCTGTACCTGTGGCAGCCGGGGTGCCTGCTTTATTGGGGCAGTCTGTTGCTAATGGGGTGCGGGCGGCGGCCTCTGTTACCCTTGGCTCTGTGTTAGAGGATGCTCTTATTACAAATGCCGCTGGCCAGTGGGGCATTTTTTCAGCCAGTGGGCAGTGTGTGCTTTCCGCAGCGCATGTAGTGAGTGTTGAGGCTGAAAGCCACTACCACATTGCCACAGCCCCGTTAGAAGATGGCGGTTTTGTCTCGTACAGCAAAGTGGCCACCCCCCGCACCCACCGCGTGCAAATGGTATGCGATGGCTCAGAGGTGGGGCTTGGCTCTTCTCTTACAGGGGTTTTTATGCCCCCAGAATTAACAGAGAGGGGCAGCGCAGGTGCATTGTATGTTCGTAAAGCGTTTTTTGAAACATTAAGCCAAATAGAGGCAGACCTTGCCCTTTATGCCGTGCTTACCCCAGAGCGTAAATATAGCGCTGTCAACGTTACTGGCCACCGCTGGCTGCGCAATGCCCGGCACGGTATTACCATGCCGGTGGTAGAAATTACGTTGCAAGAAGTACGCCTTGCCCCAACCCCACTTTATACCAACACCCGCCAACCGCAGGGGCAGGCAGTGGTGTGCGGGGGTATGGTGCCTGCACAAAGTGGTGCCAACTCTACGGCACAAAATAGCCTGTCTGGCTCTGTAAATAATACATCTTGGGCCAGTATGGGGGCAGGCGTGTTATGAGCGCACAAGCAACACCATTGGTTATGGTGCCTTTGGCGCAACAGGCCGCACAAGTGCTTAAAGTGCCGTTGTCTGGCACGGTTACGCAAATTGCCTTACGCCAGCGTAGTACCGGTTTATATGCCGAGTTTTGGCAAAACGACACACGCTGCCTTGCAGGTATACTCTGCCAAGACCGCACATGGCTGATACGGAGCAAAGCCCTTGGTATAGCCGGAGACTTTTGCTTTATAGACACACAAGGCACCCAAGACCCTACCTATACCGGCTTAGGGAGCCGTTACCTACTGCTCTACCGTGCAGGGTGGCCTGCATGAGTGGCAGCATAGGGCAAAACACCGGGCAACCCAGCTTTGTGCCGCGCAAAGTGCGGGTTATTTTTAGGCTGTTGGGTCATAGTTTTGGTACAACTGGTGCAGATACTGTCACGTTAGATGGCCTCCATGTGCAGGCTGATATTACGCAGGCCCAATTCCCGGCAGCCGAGAGTGCAACAGTGCGCCTACAAGGTGTACAACCCGACCTTATAAACCGCCTAAGCCTTGCTGCACCTAATTTAAACACCCAAAACGCAAGCGAGTTAACGTTGGCAAGCCTCCAGCCCGATGGCACCGTGGCCGTTGTGTTTCAAGGTGGCGTAACTCTGGCATATGCAGACTACACAAACGCACCAGAAAATAGTTTTGTTGTGCAGGCGTTTTCATCAGCACTACCAAATGCTCTTGCCGCACCACCAACAAGTTTTAAAGGGCGTGTGCCCGCCAGCCAGCTTATGGGGGCTATTGCCAGTAAAGCCGGGCTACGGTTTGTTAATTACGGTGTGCAGGCCATGTTTTATAACCCTTATTGCTACGGTAGCCCCGGCCAACAACTTGCACAATGTTTGGAAACCACCCCCATGCGGGTCGGTTTGGGGCGCGGGCAATTATCTGTTTGGCCCATAACGCAGGCTATCCAAAGCGGGCAAAGTGGTGGGCAAACAACGCAAGCATACTCTGTTGCCACAGCCTCTGCCCCCACTACTCTTATGCAAAAAGAGAAAAGCCAAACAGCACAGGCTATAGAAGTTTCTGCCGCAACTGGCCTTATAGGGTATCCCTCTTGGTCTGCTGGGGGGCTGGTGTTGCGTATGCTTTTTAATGCACAGGTAGGGTTTAATACGGTGCTGCATTTGCAAAGCCGTTATCAACCTGCCGGGTGGGGGGCGCAGGGGGCTGGCCTATGGCGCGTGGTGCAAGCCTACCATAGTTTACAAACAGAAACCCCAAACGGCGCATGGTTTACAGACGTTATTGCTCAAGCCGAGGTCTAG